ACGAAGACAGTCGTTTGTTGAACAGCGATTTTGGTGGTGCTGGCTTGCAAAACGGCTTGGTCATCAACAACCTGCATGGCTTCAAAGTCTATGTGTCTAACAACCTTCCCAAAATTGGAACTGGTTCCAGCACTACTGGATCTGCTAACCAAAACTCCAACTTCGGCGTGATCGTTGCTGGTCATGATTCTGCTGTTGCAACTGCACAGCAAATCACCAAAACAGAAACCTATCGTGATCCAGATAGCTTTGCTGACATCGTGCGTGGTATGCACCTTTATGGCCGAAAAATACTTCGCCCCGAAGGTATTGTCACTGCTAAATACAACGCTGCTTAAGGAGAACATAAATGGCAACTGTTGACGTTTCGAGTGGTATTAATGCCGCTACCCATCCAAGTCGTGCTATTCGTAGCATGCCTTATGTAGTTGAGGCAACCCTCAACTTTGCTACTGCCACCACAACCAAAGGCTCTGCTCTTGCAGCAGCCGATGTGTTGGAAGTGTTGGACATTCCTGCTGAGACTTTAATTCTCAACGCTGGCTATGAAGTCACTGCCACCATCACTGGTGATGTGACTTTGGACGTTGGTGTGACAGGTGTGGATGCCGACAACTTTATTGATGGTGCTACTCTTGCTGCTGCCACTGCTGTTGGTACTTACGCTCAAAACGCTGCCGCTTTCCAGCCCATCGTTATTGGCGCTAGTGCTGACACCTTGGACGTTCTCATCGCAACTTCTACTACAGCAATCTCTGTTGGTACTATTCGTGTGTGGGCCGTTTTGGTTGACCTAAATGGTCGTGCTGGCCCTGCTTCTGTAGATCGTGAACAGTTGGCTTAATAGCTAACTAAACCGAGGGGCAGCTTCCAAAAGAGGTTGCCCCTTTTTTTTTTGTTTATACATTATGTTATAATAGTGGTTTAGTGTGAAAGATAATAATGGCATATAATTTTCTTGATCTTGTAAACGAAGTGAATAGAAGACTGAATGAGGTTGAACTCACTTCTGTTAACTTTGCTTCAGCTACAGGATTTTATGCACATAATAAAGATGCTGTTAATGCTGCCATTAGAGACATCAATCATGTTCATTATGAGTGGCCTTTTAATCACGAAGTAAAAGAACAAACATTAACTGCTGGAACAATTAGATATGCTTTTCCAGCAGATGCAAATACAATTGATTTTGATTCTTTTCGTATTAAAGAAAACACTGCTTTTGGAACTGCTACTCAAAAGCTCACTTTAATTTCTTATGAAGATTATTTAAATGGGTTTGTTGATCAAGAATATACAACAGAAACTAATAAAAGAAAAATACCAGAATATGTATTTCATGCACCAAGTTTAGAGCTTGGTGTTGTAAATGCACCAGATCAAGCATATACTTTAGTATATGAATACTATCAAGTTCCTGCGGATTTATCCACTTATTCAGATGTACCTACAATACCTGAAAGATTTAGGCATGTAATTATTGACGGTGCTATGTTATATACTTACTTGTTTAGAAGTAATGAACAAGCAGCAACCATAGTTAAGGGTAAGTTTGATGAGGGTGTTAAGCGTATGCGTACTATGTTGGTTAATAGATATGTCAATATGCGTTCTGGAATGATTACGCCAATCAAAGCTACAGCCTTTGGTGATAGGGTTAAGTAATGGCAGACTTATGGCAAACTTACGCTTTTGAGTTTAAAGGGGGACTTGTTTCTAATTTATCTCCTTTACAACAAGGTATTAATGCTCCGGGCAGTGCTCGTCTATTAAAAAACTTTGAGCCATCTACAGAGGGTGGTTATAGAAGAATAGAAGGATTTGATAAATATGACAGTGCTTTTGTTCCAGCTTATGGCTTACCTAAAGTACATGGTAGTGGTCAAACAGGAACAACACTTGTCTTAGGAAATATATTTACTACTCCTGTTGTTGATGACACTTTTACCATCTCTGGTGTAGCAGGAACATATACAATAGCAAGTTCGGGTGTTTCTTATGACAGCACAAACAAGCGAGTGACGTTGACACTAACAACATCTATGGCGAGCAGTCCTGCTGATCAAGCCGCTGTAACTTTTACTTCGCATACAGGTGTTGTTAACGGTGTGGCAGCATGGGAAAGCACTGTCATTGCTTATAGAAATAATGATATTTATAAGTCTACAGGCAGTGGTTGGACAAAGATTAATATTCCCTCATATGGCACTGTGTTAGTTAATGGTGCTAGCCAAACAGGAAGCAGTCTTATTGTAGATGGATTGACAGATGTTCCTCAAGTAGGAGATACGTTTTCTGTTGCAGGTGTTGAGAAAATATACACTGTTACAGCAACTGTCACTGTCACAAGTGGGGGTGCTACATTATCTATCAATCCTGCTTTAAATAGTAGTCCTGCTGATAATGCAGCCGTTACTTGGCTGTCTGTAAATTATACTGGTGGTATTAAGCTTAGAACATCTAAATATAGAACTAATAGTGTTGATAAAATTGTAGGTGTAAACGGAACAAACTATCCTTTTATTTGGGACGACACTACTTTTACTTCGTTGGACACAAATGCTGATTTGTTAGGTGCTGATTTTGTAGTATTTCATAAAAACCAGTTGTTCTTTGTAAATGAAGACAAGCTTATTTTTTCTGCTCCATATACAGACAATGATTTCACAGTAGCTAATGGTGCTGGTGTTATAAATATTGGGGCAAAAATAACAGGCATCATTGTTTTTAGAGATGCTTTAATTATTTTTAATGATAAAAGTATTAGCCAACTTTTAGGAAATACAATATCAGATTTTAATCTCCAACCAATTACAAGAAATGTTGGTTGTGTAGCTACTGACACCATACAAGAAATAGGTGGAGACATTATGTTCTTAGGCCCAGAAGGTTTAAGACTTTTGAGCGCAACAGACAGAACAGGTGATTTTAACTTAGGTGTAGTATCCAAACCTATACAAACAGAATCCACTGAGCTTATATCTTCTAGTAGTAGTTTTGCTAGTGTGGTTATTAAACAGAAGTCTCAGTATAGGCTTTTAGGATATAATACTTCCATTACAGCAAACGCTGCTAAAGGTATTTTAGGAACTCAAATGGTTGGGGATAATACCAGCACTATTGCTTGGGCTGAGACAGTGGGTATTAAAGCATATGTAGCAGATAGTAATTATATAAATCAAACAGAGACTATTATATTTGCTAATTCTGATGGTTATGTCTATGAAATGGAAAGTGGTAATAGTTTTGATGGTGACGATATTGTGGCAAGTTTTGCCAGCCCATTTGTTCCAGTTAATGATCCAAGAGTTAGAAAAACTTTCTATAAAATAATTTTATATACAGACCCACAAGGATCTGTAGATATGACAATTAATTTAAAACTAGACTTTGATGATTTTGGTAGCATACAACCAGAAACTATTATTTTGTCCAATACAAATAGTAATGATATTGGTTTCTATGGAACTAGTACAGCTAAGTATGGCACTACAAAATATGGTTCAAAGCTTAAAAAGTTGTTTCAAACACAAGTAATTGGAAGTAGTTTTTCTGTATCGTTGCAATTTGTTTCGTCTGGTGTAGACCCACCTTTCTCATTAGACGCTGCTACGTTAGAATATTCTACCCATGACAGGCGTTAATGTGGTAAAATTGTTAGGAATTTATTAAGGAAATAATATGGCAGGATATACAAGAGTAGATGTTATTAATAACATTGCTGATGGTAATATTATTAATGCTTCTGATTTAGATGGGGAGTTTGATGGCATTCAATCTGCCTTTAATTCTTCTACGGGCCACAATCATGATGGCACTGCTGGCGAGGGTGCTCCCATCCTTGCATTAGGCCCTGTACAAGATTTAACAATTTCTGCCTCTGTGTTGGGTGTTAAGACCACTAACACTGTTGACTTAGGCACAAGTTCTTTTAAATTTAAAGACTTCTATTTAGCTGGTGCTGCTTCTATTGGCGGCGCTTTAACATATGGCGGTGTTACATTAAGTAACGCAGTGACAGGCACTGGCAATATGGTATTGTCAGCTTCTCCTACACTAACAGGAACAATTACAGCAGCCGCTGCCAATTTTTCTGGTGCTGTAACTTTAAATGGCAACACTACGCTTGGTGACACTGATGCTGACACCATCACTCAAGGGGCTTCCTATGTTACAGCCACTCAGCTTAAATCAGCAAAGACAGCGACTAATACATTAAACCTTGCAGCTTATGATGTAGACGGTGCAGCCTATACCAACCTAATTACGTTGACTGCGGCTAATGCACCAACGCTGACGTTGACCTCCACAGGTGCTGGCACTATCAACAACATGTCCATTGGGGCAACCACTCCGCTTGCTGGTACGTTTACCACACTTAGCAGTACAGGTAATACAACCATTGGCGATGCAGCGGCAGACACTATTACTGTAAACGGGCAGTTTGTTACAGGCACTCAGCTTAAGTCAGCGCAAACAGCGACTAACACACTGTCTCTTGCAGCCTATGACACAGATGGCGTGGCATATACAAACCTAGTCACACTAACTGCTAGTACTACGCCCACACTGGCTCTTACTTCGACAGGTGTTGGTACGATCAACAATATGTCTATTGGTGCTACGACAGCATCTACAGGCGCATTTACAACATTAGCAAGTAATGGCGCAACAACTTTTACCGCAGGTACTGCCTCAACCACTACTGGAACAGGAACACTTGTAATCACAGGCGGTTTAGGTGTAAGTGGAAGAATCAACGCAGGCAACTTTGATGGTATTGTTGGCGCTAATACAGCCGCCGCAGGAACATTTACCACGTTAGATGCTACAGGTAACGTAACGCTTGGTGACGCTTCGGCTGACACTATTACGGTAAACGGGCAGTTTGTTACAGGCACTCAGCTTAAGTCAGCACAAACAGCGACTAATACATTAAACCTTGCCGCATACGACACAGATGGCTTAGCATACACAAATCTAGTCACACTAACTGCTAGTACTACGCCCACCCTTGCGCTGACATCAACTGGTGTTGGTACGATCAACAATATGTCTATTGGTGCTACGACAGCATCAACAGGCGCTTTTACTACATTCACTGCTTCTGGAGCGACTACGCTTAATGGCAATACAACCATTGGAGATGCAGCGGCAGACACTATTACTGTAAACGGACAGTTTGTTACAGGTACTCAGCTTAAGTCAGCACAAACAGCGACTAATACATTAAACCTTGCTGCATACGACACAGACGGGTTGGCTTACACAAACTTGATTACGCTGACAGCTAGTACCACTCCTACTCTTGCACTTACCTCAACTGGCGTGGGTACTATCAACAACATGTCTATTGGTGCAACAACAACTTCAACAGGTGCGTTCACCTCGCTCACAGCATCCACCACGTTGGGCGTAACAGGCGTATCGACATTGACAGGCGGCGCTGTTATTGAAGGCTTGACTGTAGGGTTGGGTGGCAGCGCAACAGCAACCAGCACGGCGGTTGGCGTATCCGCATTAGCAGCGCAATCAGGAGGTTCTCATAACACTGCGGTTGGTTACCAAGCGGCAAAATCAGTTATTGGTGGTCAAGATATAACCGCTATTGGGTATCTTGCATTAAACTCGGCAACTGCGGGTTCAGACTGCACCGCTGTAGGCGCTCTTGCGCTTAGAGACAATACTGCCACTGGGTCAACAGCAGTAGGGTCTAACGCATTACTTACAACTACAGGGGCTAGTAATATTGGCATAGGTTGTGTTGCTGGTTCGTTTATTTCAACAGGTTCCAACAACGTAGTCATCGGCAGCTACACAGGCCTTGCCGCACCAATATCCGCAACAGGTAGCAACTACATAGTATTGAGCGATGGTGCTGGTACGGTTCGTCAAACTATTGACCCATCAGGTAATGCTCAGTTTCCAACAGGCGCTGTAGTGGTGTACGCCCCTGCCCCCGCAACAACAATTAGCGCAGTTGCAACGCTTACCAACGCTGAATTGCAAACTCAGCTTATTGTGACAGGAGGTACATCTTTTGCATTGACTATGCCTACTGGCACTACTTTGGACACCTTAATTACTTGGTCAGGTGTTGACCTTGGTTTTGATTTTTCAGTGATTAACACAGCCTCTGGCACGATCACAATGACGGTAAATACAGGCGTTACGTTTGTTGGCAGGGTAACGGTGTTAACTGCTGTTACTGCACGGTTCCGTATTCGCCGCACCGCAGCCAGCACATACATTGTGTACCGAATTGGTTAAGGACAATCATTGATCCTCTTTGCTGCCAATGCCTGTGTTGCTGCAATTAAAGAATAACCCCAACAACTGTAATAGGATACCTTGGAGTAACTAATGCTTGAAGACGAAACAGATAAAAAACTAGCTGTGCATGAAGCAGTGTGTGCTGAGAGATACGGACAGATATGTAAGTCTCTGTCTGACGGCTCTTTACGTATGACTAAGATTGAATATCTACTCTATGCAGTGATGGTGGCTGTATTAATAGGGCCGGGTGCTGCTGCTGAATTCTTTAAAAAAATAGTAGGAATTTGAAATTGATCCTATCTCCATACTCTTTGCTGCCAATGCCTGTGTAGCTGCAATCAAGGAAGGTTGTGAGCTTTATAAACAAGCCAAAACTTCCTTCATGGAAGTTAAGAGGACAGTAGATGAAGTTGTAGGAATAGGCAAAGAAGTAAGAGGATTTTGGAGCAAGCTATTTGGATCTGCTCCTACACCTGCTGCTATAGTTTCAAACACAAAGAAAAGACAACAATTTGTAGCAGTAGATGAAACTCAGGTGATGGTGGATGTAGTTTCCCACCTCACTGAGTTTTTTAAACTTCAAGAACAACTAGCTGCACACATAAGAGAAGAAGAAGAGAAGAGTCAAACAGTTTACGATCCACAAGCCAATCTAATGGAAGCTGCCCTAAAGAGGGTGATGGCTCAAGATCAGATGGCAGCATTAGAAAAGACCATTAGAGAAACTATGGTGTATCAAAGCCCCCCAGAGATGGGAGCTTTATATAGCAAAGTGTTTGAGATGAGAGATATTATAGGAGCAGAACAGGAAGCAGCTAGGCTAGTGCAGGAAAAGCGTGAAAGAATTAAAAGATGGCAACGTCAAGTAACAGAACAGGACAGACAAAGAAAGTTAGTCTACAGCCTTATGACTCTGGTGCTTATCGGATACCTCTGGATTCTTCTTCTGTCGTTCCACCAATACAAGGAAGTGATGTGATGGGAGTATTGGGATGGATTACTGCTGTTGTCTTAGTAGCTTTTATGTTGCCTTTGTTAGCTTGGATGTATCTTGATGTTCTTGCACAGAAACAAGAAGTGAAGCAACAAACTGAGCAGATAGAAAGACTTAGAAGAAAGATTGAAAAGAAGGAAAATGACAAAAAGCCTACTAGTATTTATGACAATCCTGTTTATGACAGGGTGCGAAGACCGCTATCGCTATCCTTGCCAAGACCCAAAGAATTGGAACAGTGAAGAATGTAAGCCACCAATTTGTACAGCAGCAGGAACTTGTCCTGAGATGCTTGTTAAACCAGAGGAGAAGAAGTGATGCCAACAATAGGATATAAAAAAAATAATCGCCTAACAGCAGATGAGATTGAAGTAAGAGTGTGGGCATTTGTAATTGTAGTGCTTGTCACCATCTTGCTTGCTTCTATGGGTATGTTTCTATACTCAGTGAGTTTTGTTACGCAACCAATGAATGGCAGCATGGCTGCAATTGACAAGGTGTATACACAGCAGATCTCAACAATAATGGTATTCATCACTGGTGTGTTAGGTGGTGTTGCTGGTCGATCTGGTGTCAAAGCAATTGCCCATGCAAGTGCTAAAGCAGAGGCCACTGATAACGATGAACCACCTAAGCCATGAGCATCCTTAACCCCTACATACTTGTAACCGTCTTGCTGGCTGTTCTAAGCAGTTTTGGAGGGGGTTATTGGAAGGGTGGTCATGATGCTCACATGAAGCAACAAGCTGAAATTGCTGCTTTGAATGAGAAGGCTAGAGAGACAGAGAAACAAATGGTGGTTGTAGCCACAACATATGCAGATACATTAAGAAAGTCTAACAAAGATGCTGAAAAGAAAATCACTACTCTTAGGGCTAACATTGCCACTGGTGATTTGCGCCTGTCAATCGCCACCCAAGGCCCCGTATGTCCCTCCTCAGTTGCCTCCATTACCACCGGAGATAACAGCGGAGAAACACGAACCGAACTTGACAGATCGGTTGCTGAATCTCTTATTGCCATCACAGCCGAAGGCGACACAGCCATAAGAAAGCTTAATGCTTGTATTGAAACCTATAACACTTTAAGGAATATGAAATGAATTTAACAGCCAACTTCTCTTTACATGAGCTTACCAAGTCAGAAACTGCATTAAGACTAAACTTGGACAACACACCTGATGAAGCAGCCATTGCTAGCCTTAAACTCTTGTGCGAGAAAGTATTACAGCCTGTTAGAGATCATTATCAAAAAGGTGTAAAGTGTAATAGTGCCTTTCGCAGTGCGGAAAGTAATGCAGCAGTCGGAGGATCTCGTACCTCAGATCATTGCAAAGGCCAAGCAGCCGATATAGAAATACCCGGTGTACCTAATGCTGAGCTTGCTCAGTGGATTATGGACAATTTAGAATATACACAGCTTATATTAGAATTTTATACAAGTGGTATTCCTGACAGCGGGTGGGTTCATGTTTCCTATGACCCAAACAACCTCAAGAAACAAGAGTTGACAGCAACCAAACAAAATGGTAAGACAGTGTATTTAAATGGACTTGTTGCTTAAGCGGTGATATAATGTCTCCAAACCACCTAAACATAATTGGTAGGGAATATGAGATTGTTTATTTAGATGAATTAAAAGACGCTGTTGGTGAGTGTGATTGGGACAACTTAAAGATAAGAGTAAAGAACGGTCAGCCCCTACCACTAGAAGTGGATACAGTGTTACATGAAGCTATACATGCAATAGATAATGCTATGCAGCTTAATATGAATGAAAGACAAGTGTATTGTTTAACTACAGGATTGATATCAGTGTTAAAAGATAATCAACATTTTTTAGAATATTTGTATAGGGTAGTAAAGAAATGAAAGAAAATTTCACAGCAACACAAAAAGAAGTTGTAGCCAGAAAGATGGGCTATAACGGCCCTATGCAAATGTTTGATGAGTTCTTAATGTCTAGACCATCAGATGCACAGAGATATGCTTCCATCACTTCTAAGTTTGCTGAGAACATGGCTAAGGGTGGTATGGTTGGATATGCACAAGGTGGTGCTGTATCTGCTCCTAAAAGTAAAGCCTCTTATATCATTGAACAATACATGAAGTCTAAAGGAAAAGACCCAGCTAAAAGACTTAACACCATTTATAGGCTTGCCAAGTTAGGAGACTCCATCCTACTACAAGAAAACGAGTCTGTCTTAGAGCTTAGAAGGCTTAAGCCGGGTATTGTTTATTTTGTCTTGTATACCATAGACAAACCAACAATACTAATTCAATCTCTTACTAAACTTGTTCAAAAAATAAAACAATCTGATATCAAGGTTGTCTATAGCGATGAAGATAATCCACAAATTATTACTTTATTAAAAAGTTTAGGTCTTCCTGTGGTTGCTTCAGATATACCTGAATTTAAGTGGAGGGCTGTGTTATGAGATATAGTAATAGTTTAGCTCTTTTAGGAATACCTTCATTACCTGCTAATGCGTTTAAGCACGTGGGTAATAGGAAAATTAAGTTGTATGGTTTTTGGGAGGAGGTTGGTGGCTTTGTTGGGGACACCGCTGATAATGTTTTAGGCATAGATGACAGTGGTGGTATTGGTGGCACTGTTAAAGAAGTAGGCGCACAGATTGATGACTTTGTTAATGAGAATATTCCCGGAGGTTGGGTAACTATTGCTGTTGCTGCTGGCGGTTATTATTATGGGACTGAGTTGCTTGCTGCTGAAGCAGCTTCAGCAGAAGCTGCTGCTTTAGCTAGTTCTGAAGCTGCCGCAGCTAAGACATTAGCGGGGGTTAATACCACTGCATATGCTGGTCTTGAAACTGCTGCTCTAAATTCTGTACCTGCTGGAGCTTACACTGGTGTAACAGCTAGCAGTCTTCCTACACAACTTAATTACAGCTTAGGCACTGGTGCTTCTGGAGCACCTTCTTTTACAGCAGCACCGTCAGCCGCTACTAGCTTTGAGCTTGCAGCCCCTGCAACAGAAGGCCTTGTAAAAGGAGCCACTCCTAATTTAACTTCTTCTTTCAATCCATTTGCTCCTACCGGCATGGGTGGAGCACAAGGACTTACTGTCCCTTCTGCCACTGGTGTAGGCACTGTGTCTGCTGCTGGAACATTTGGCACAGCCAATGCAGGCCTTCCTGCTGGTTCAAATCTTTATAATTTAGGTAGTAGGGCTGAACAACCACCAACAGACAAAGAAAAAGAGCCTAAAGATGTAACTGCTGCTATTTCTCTTCTTGTTGACCTTTTAGGTCAACGCACCAAAGAAACAAGAGGGAACAGAAGCTATTCTGTTGGTGGTGCTGTACAACCCCCTGCGCCAACACAATCAATAGGATATGCATCATTAGTAGGAGAACCAACAAAAGCGTCAGCATCACTAGCAGGTGCAACACAAGACGCTACACCCTCTACCACAGTCACTGCCGTTGGTGTGTCTGATCCTGCTAATATAGCCGAACAACAAATAACAGCCGACCTAAGTCAAGCAGATTTAGAAAAAGCACAAGCTACTCAATCAGCCGCAACAGGCACTGTATCTACAAAAGCCATAGTTGACGCAGCGCAAGGCACTGTTTCTAAGGATGCTTTAGCAACAGCAGCAAAGCCCGGAACAGCAGCTACAGTAAAAGATGTTGCTGACTTAAAGACAACTCCTGATCAAATGGTAAAAGCAGCGACTGTTGCTGATATTACTATGCCAACAACAACGGCTGCTCAAACAACATATCAACCTGATGTGCAAGCAGCACAAACGGCTGTACAGGCTAATGAGCTTGCTGTTGCTGGTAAAATTGAACCAGTGGTTGCAGTGGCGGCAACAATGGATAAATTAAATACAGATGCCATTGCAATTGCTGCCCAAGGAGATTTTAGTAAAGCATTAGCAACGGCACAACAAGGCCTTGTTGACTCAGCATCCACTGTACAAGGCCAACTGTCAAACCTGATGCAGCAGTTTAATAATGGAACTCCAGCATGGGCTGCTGGTGCTATGCGTCAAGCTAATGCAGCAATGGCTGCTAGAGGAATGGGTGGAAGTTCCATTGCTGGTGCAGCTATTGTTCAAGCCATGATGGAAAGTGCTGTTCCAATTGCAGCAGCAGACGCTCAGACTTTTGCTACGATGGGGCTTACAAATTTGTCCAATCGACAACAAACAGCACTGGCTAATGCGGCGGCTTCTCAAAATCTTGAGCTTGCTAATTTAAGTGCAAGACAACAAACAGCATTACAAAATAGTGCAAATTCTTTTTCTTTACAAAGTCAAAACCTAAGTAATCAACAAGCTGTTGTTTTAGCAAATGCACAATTTAGAGCAGCAGCACAAGAAAAGAACTTGGAAGTTGCTACACAAGTATCAATTGTAAATGCTGCTAGATATGCTGAAGTTAATAACCTTAACCTAAACAATCGTCAGCAAGCAGCACTACAAACTTCTTCTCAGAATTTACAAGTTGATTTAGCTAATTTAAGCAATCGTCAACAAACGGCTCTTGCACAGTTTCAAGTAAAAGCTGCTTTAGTTGGTAAAGAACTTGATAATAAGCAACAAGCAAGTGTTCTTAATGCTGCTCGTATTGGTGAAGTTGCTAACATTAATTTTAATGCTGATCAACAGAAAGCGCTTACTGAAGCTGGTTTTATTCAACAACTAAACCTTGCTGATTTGACTAATAGACAAGCCACTGTTCTTGCAAATGCTGCAACCTATGCAGCAATGGACACGCAAAACTTAGATAACCGACAAAAAGCGGCTGTTATAAATGCTCAATCCTTTTTAGCAATAGACATGAAGAACTTAGATAATAAACAGCAAATGATTGTTATTAAGTCTCAAGAAATTGCACAGGCTATTCTATCTGATTCTGCTGCTATCAATGCAGCTAGAGCAACTAATGCTGCTAATGCATTAGAAGCTGATAAAATAAACTCACAGCTTGCTTTATCTGCTTCACAATATACTGCCATAGAAAAGAACAAAGTGTCTATGTTTAATAAGTCTGCTGCTGATGAGCTTATTAAGTTTAATGCACAGGAAAAAAACAACAGAGCAGAATTTAATGCAAATCTATCAACTCAAATTAGCATAGCAAATTCTAAAATATTGGCAGATGTTTCTATAGCAAACACTAGAGAAACAAATGCAATGGCTGCTGTTAATGCTAAGAATTATACAGACTTGTCTGCTTCTACGTATGCTCAGCTTTCACAGACATATAGAGATCAACTTGAGACAACATGGAAGACTTCTGATAATGCTTTAATGAGAGCTAATGAAATTTCTAAAGTGACTCTCACTACTAATGCAACAAAGTATGCTGGAGATGCGGCAGCAGACGCTGCTTTCTATGCAGCTTTAGGTAGTTTAAGTGCTGCTTTGTTAACCTCCAGTGGTGGTAGTTCAGTGGCTGATACTTTAGGTCAGAAAATATCTGATTGGTTATTAGGAAAATAGGATTTTAAAAATGCAACATATTAAATCATACATGAACAAAATAGAAGGCATCATTGCTTCTAATAAATCTTCTGCTTCTAAAAAGAAACCTATGGGCTTTGCTCCTACTAAGGAGAAGCAAACAGAAGAAACTAAAAAAGAAGATATGAATATAAAAGTTGTTGCCGACACAATACAGGGTATTAGAGAAGCTAGAAAAGGAATGTTAAATGCAACCAAATAAATCAAGCCCCCTTGATGTAATACAACCTGTAGCTCCGGGCATTTCTTGGACTGCTCCTGAAAAGAGCAGACCTTGGCAACAGCCTCCTCAACTAGTTAATATTGGTGAGGTTGTTCAAAGATATATGGATAGCTTTTCTGATCCAGAAGCTATGTCTAATGCCATTGATGCAATAGAGACTAAAGTGCCTCTGTCTGTGATGGCACAATCAATCATGCTTAGCCATGTGAATGAAGGTGTTCATACAATGGACATGGGCATACTGGTTATGCCTGTCATTATTGAATTGCTAATTACATTTGCTGAGCTTAGTAATGTAGAGTATATTGTTTTCCCTGATGAGATAGAGAGACAGAATATTATTCCTGTTGGTGTTGCTAGACTTGCCATGAAGAAAGCTTTAGAGAGCATGGAGAAAACTGTTGAGGAAGTACAAGAAACAAAGCCAGCAGGTCTTATGGCACGTAAACAGAAAGAGGTGATGTAATGGCTGGCTTTTTTCAAGCGTTTGCAACTGGTGCTGCTACCACCATCACTGAGAGTATTAAGAAAGAAGAAAAGAATGCTAGAGAACTAGCTGCTGCTCAAGCGTCTACGCTTATTGATAACTACAACAAAGTAAAAGATGCTAGAGAGAAACAATCTAGTAAGATGAAAGATGATGCTCTCTTTCTTAAGTCTCAGTTTCCCACAGTATCTAACGATGACTTAGTGATGGCATCTACAAATCCTTCTGCTGTTGCTGCTTTAAAAGCTAGAGCAGCACAGCCTGATTGGGACCCAACTGTACTTAAGTTTAGTGACTTTGCACAGGTCACTACTAAAGCCACAGGACAGGACGTAGATAAAATTATTAATGACATGTATGACATGTCTGCTGCTAGGGCTGCTCCTGTTGAAGCTAATAAGAGTATGAATCTTATTCAAAAGATTACAGCAGGCACACAAGATCAAGAACTCAACCGAATTGTTTCCCCATTAGGGCTTAATGCAGAGCAGTTGAGAGGAGCAATGACCTTTAAACCTAAGATTCCTGAAGGCAAGGTTGAATATAAATTAGGTGTTCTATCCACTCCTAGCTATGATGCACAGTTTAAACAAGCAAAGCTTGATGTAGTTAAAGCACAAGAGGCTAATGACCCTACTGCCCTTGCAAAGGCTTCTACTAAAATGTCTGCTTTTGTTGTGACTGAGTCTCTTACCCGTTCTGAATCTTTAAGTAATGAACAAATACAGTCTAATCTTGTCACACAGATTCAAGCAGAGAAAGACCCAGATAAAAAGGCCACTCTTGAAGCTCAGCTTAAGAGCAGACAGAAACTCTTAGCCAGCGATAAAAGAGTTAGTGAAGCTGATATTAGAACAGACATTGCTAATAGAATCATTGAGGCTAATAAAGTTGGTGACACTAAACAAGCTGCTCTGTTAACTAGTGAATTGAAACAACGTGAAAAGCTTCTTGATAAGCAAGAAACTAACGTAGAGAAAATATCAGCAGCCAATTACATTTCAGCAGCCACCAAAGGTGTTGCTTCTGCTGTTCAAGACTCTATGCCTCCCGGCTCATTCGTCACCATTACTAATGCTGATGGGTCAACTTCTGTGCAGCCTAAAGACTTGGCTTCTGAAAAGCTTTATAGACAAGGTATAAATAACGGAAGAAACGCTGTTATTGCTCAGATGACAGGCGCAGATGGTAAGCCTAAGTCTGAACTTCATAAGACAGCTTTGATTTCTATTGGTGTTGTGTTTGATCAGAATGGTGTAGCTAGATTGCCTGCTACTGGTGAAGCACCTCCAGCAGAAACACCAGCAGCACCAGCAGCAGCCCCTGCTCCTGCTACACCAGCGCCTGCTCTTGCCCCTACTAAGCCACCTGCTGCTGCCCCACAGAAGCTGCCTACACAAGCACAGTTTGCTGCTAAGTGGGCCACTATGAAACCGGGTGAAACAACAATGGGGCCTGACGGTAAGCCTTATGTTAAACGGGAAAAGAAATAAACATGGCATGGACTCCTCCTTCTGATGCTGTAGAAGCCACTACTGCTCCCTCCACTGGTGGATGGAAGCCACCTGCTGATGCTGTAGAAGCCACCGCTGCTTCCTCCGTTGGTGGATGGACTCCACCTGCTGATGCTGTTGTAGCAGAGGCTGCTCCTACTCCTAAGCTTTCTCTTGTAGAGATGGCTAAACAAAGCAGTGTTCAAGCCAAAGCTAGCAACCTTGAAAGAGCAAAAACAATAGAGGCTAATCAGCTTTCGTTTAAAGATCTGTACGAAAAGCCCGATGTCTATAAATCTATTAATGACTATGCCGTAGCTAGGTTTGGTAAAGAAGGAGCTATTCTTCCTAATGAAACCAAAGAAGATTATGTTAAGCGATGGTCTACTGCTATGAGAGCAACAGCATTAAATAGCATGAACACTAGAGATGAGCGTCTGTGGCTTGAGAATGCAAAACAAGAAGATGCATTAAAAGCTAGTAAAGCATATGATATATGGGACAGGACAGCTAGTTTTTATAGTGAAAAAGGACAGGGAGGATTTCGTCCGCTTGTAGATATATTGGCGTTTGGTATTACAGATCCATTTAATGTAGCTAGTTTATTAACTGGAAATATTGCTGCTAATGTAGCAGCTAAACAAGTGGCTAAAGAAGGGATTAAAGCATCTCTCAAGAAAAAAGCAGCTATCGCTGCTCCTGTTGTTGGGGTGGAAACTGGAGCAGGAGCTTTGTCGAGTTTAGAAAATCAAAAGATAAAACTGTTAGCACAAAAAGCAGAGAACAAAGATGGCAGAGCTAAGCTTGAAGAAGCTAAAAAAGTAGTAGATCTTTTACCACCAGATGAAAAAGTACAAGCCACTGAGCAAGTTGCAAAGTTTGAAAAATCATTAGTTGAAAGCGAAACTAAAGTTGCTGCCGGAATTGACACAGGTGAATTAGCAAGAGACACTGCAATAGGAACTGGCTTTGGTTTGTTAGGTACGGGTTCTTTGTTTGGTGCTGCTAGACTTGCTAAAGGTGAGTCAATGGGTCTAGAAGATGTGTTGGATAAAAGACGCTCTCTTAAACAAGGAGAGATACGCATAGAGCCTAAGATGGATGTGTCTACACCACCACCTGAAGTGAAGATAACTGCTAAGGATCCAACAGAGATACAACTAGAAGATGCCTATGACATCTTTGAAGGTAGGAAGCTTCTCAATAAAGAAGGAGAGCCTACAGCTATTGCTGAGATGCAAATAAGAAACGATGTGAACAAGAAGGCTGCACAGATTGCAGGCAATATTTGGTCACAGATTCCTGAGCTTGCTCCTAAAGGCGAGCAGAAAATTAGTGATGCTGTTAAGAATGTTTTCATGAACATTGAGAACATTGATGATGTTGTTCTTCGTGATGCTTTAGCTAATGCTGGAGTTACACCAGAAGAGTTTGCTCGTATGAATAGGACAACAGCAGGCGATGCTGGTCGTACACTACAAGCCTATTCTGTGCTTGCTCGTTTACAAAACACACTTAAGAAAATTGATAAAGCAGCAGCCAAAGAAGTTGACTTGATGTATGGTAAACGTAATACACTTACATCTGCCTTCACTGGTTTTTACGACTTAACATTGAGAGTGGACAGAGAGCTTAAAGCTTTAATGGTGTCACAAATTGCTACCACTGTGCGTAACGCCTACTCAGGTCTTGCTGTTGTAACTTTTGGTGCTGCCTCTGAAGCTATTGAATCTTCTCTCTATCGCATGGGTAAGACAGCCTATGAACTAGGCAGTGGTAAGCCATTAACAGGTAGTTTTACTGGTGGTCTTAAAGGTGTCTATGATGATGCTGTTAGAACATCTTTCTATTTAGGCCAAGCCAACCTGTCTTCTGATGTAGCAGAGAAACTTCTTGCTGGTTCTCCTACTCTGCGTAGTCGCATCTTACGCACAGCCGGAGAAGCCGGGGACGCTGAGCTTTCTAAAGTGGCACAGATGGCTAACACATTAAACGTAGCTCAGGATGCTTTCTTTAGAAAAGCCATCTTTGCTTCTTCTGTTGAGAAACAGCTTAGCCGTGTTGGTATCAATATGTACGATGTAATAGAACAAGGAAAGAATGTTCCTATTGATGTTCTTAAGAATGCTACAGATGAAGCACTAGCTGCTACGTTTA